GAACCTATATCAGAAGGTATAACACCACTCTTTAAAGGAATAGATGTACCAAGTCCTTCTTGAACAGAGCTACCATATTGCATATAGTCTCCTGCATTCATTGCATCTCTTGCTGCCATAGCATCCGCTCCTTGAAAACCTGCCATTGCACCACCAGCTGCTGCAGCTAGTAAAGCTTGTTTAGGATTTATTTTCCCTGTTAAAATTCCTTGTATTGCTAAATTAGATATACCTGCTCTTAAAGCTGCTCCTCCAAATGTACCAAGAGTAGCATTTCCAAAAGTTGCGAACGCTGGACCAAAAGCATACGACATTGCATAAGGCGCTGCAATAGCTAAAGCAATTTGTCCTATTGGAGATTTAGCAACTGATTTAACTGCTTTTGCTACTCCTTTAACTGCTCCTGTTACTGCTTTAACAACTCCTTTAAAAAAATAACCTTGTCTTGGATATATTCCTGTAATACCACCACCAGCCATCATAGTTCTATTTTCTGGCATTCCTTCTTCTTGTTCTAATTGATTTGCAAATTCTTCAACTGCTGGTGCACCACCTTGATTAAATACTTGTAATATTTGCATTGCAAGTTCTTCTGCTTGCTCTGGTGGAATTCCTTGTTCGATTAATAATTGTATAATTGTAAGTAATGCAGTTTGTTCCTGACCACCTTCTTGCATCATACCAGCATCTTGTGGCATTGCTCCTATAATTCCCATTCCACCTTCTTGATAACCTAATCTAGACATACCACCCCCCGCCATTGTTAAAGGTGTGCCTCCACCTAATTGTGGTTGTCCATAATTTAATAGTGGATTCGTTGTAATATTTCGCGCTGAAGAAAATGAAGGTTGTTGTTGAGGAACCTCTAATGGTTGACCATAATCCATTGGTAATGATCCTATTCCACCCATTTGATATAATTGTCTATACATTTGTGCTCGCGCTATTGTCATATTAATAAGTTATTATAGGCAGGCACAAAGTCCTGAAAACGTATACTTTACTTGTTTTTATTAATATCGTCAACGGTTTTAACGAATTCCAAATTATCTACTAATCTACCCTTATATTGATACTCACCAACATGAGTTATAAAATCATCTACATAACAATAACATTTTCCACCTATTTTAGTCCACTTTTTACAAAAACCAAAGTCTTCTCCATAATACCTTTTAGTTTCTGGTTCATGTATAGTATCAAAGAAATTATACATGTAAGGATCAGTTTTAAATTCTCCATTTATTATTGTAGCTTGATCTATGAAATCACCAGGATAAGCTTCAATCATCTTATCAAATACTTGTCGTTTAATTAACATACATCCAGTTGGTGCGTGTGAAACTTCCATAACACCATCAGTAATTGTAACTTGTTTACTATCTGGGTTTACTGCGTTATCCATTTTTATTGGATAAATAAATCCAGCTCTCATTAATTCATCTTTAGTTTTAATTTTACCTTGTTGTAATTTTTCCCATATTTGTTCCCAATGTATATGTTTCATTGGATAAGGTGCTGCTATTACTTCTTTATCAAACCTTAACATCTTTAATATTGTTTCAAAATTAAAATCAATATCTGAATCTATAAACAAAAGATGTGTAGATTTAACAGGGTCTGCTAAAAATTTAGCTACACACAAATTTCTACCTTGTGTAATTAAAGATGATTTAAGAAGAGAGAAAGATACTAAAATATTATTCATCATACATTGTTGTTGAAATTTTAATAATGCTTGTGTGTAATGTATAGAACACTCACTATGAACAGGAGTTGCTACAAATATTTTATATGTAGGTTCAGATTTATTAATAACTTTACCTTCTGTTGTTTTTTTAATCCAGATGGGTTTACTTGAGTCTTGCATCTATCGCTCCTTGTAAAAAATTATTCCATGTGCTTGTTCTAAAATCCCATGAATAAAATTTGTTTGTATAATCTATTTGAAATTTTAAATGTTCCTCAACGTTCTTTTCGTGTAGCTGGTCGGCTACTGCATCAATAACTGACGCAAAAGTAGTTGCTAGTTTTATAAATTCTTTTTCATAAGGAACGTAAAGTGCAAACTCGGCACAGGTTTCAAATAGTGCACCAAAGTTAGTTGTAATACAATAGAGTCCTGCAGCCATAGCCTCTATTGCTGCAATACAAGATGTTTCTTCCCAAATATTTGGGTATGCAAATATATGATAATTATTTAAATTTTTTTTAATAAATTCATTTGGTTTGTAACCAACATAGGTTACATTAGAAAGTTGTTTAGCTTGATCATACAAATCTTTAAATTTATCATCGTTTACTTCTTTAAATTTATCTCCATAAACCTGTGTTGAAGAATATACATCTAAATGAATTAATGGGTTTTTAACAAGTTGCATTGCAGCAAGAAGTACATTTAATCCTCTCCACGGTGTTGAGGTATAAATTAATTTAATAGGATCACCTTTTTTATATTTTAAATTTCTAGGTTTAATTTTATCTATTGCGTTTTTAATTACTAAACATTTATGTGTAGGTATATTAAATATCATTCTATATTTTTCATAACACCAATGTGAATTAAATACATACCAATCATATTTATCGTGATTACTTTTATCTTTAAACCACGGGACTAAATTGCCTTGATCGTATGAATTCTGTTGCCAAAGTATGTTTAATTTAGTTGGATGTAGAGGTATTTTTTCTGGTACAGATGTTGTTATTTGTACCTGCTCTAGTAATTTTTTATCTACGTATCTTTCTAACAGCTCTACTTGTAGCTCTGTTCCTCCTCTTGGATTCATTTTTGTTTCATTACTTTCTCAAACAGTTCTAATCCTTTATTTGTAATTGTAATAGACAAATCTTTTTGAAGATCTTCCATTGTGTTTTCTTTTAGAAAATCTTCCATTGTATTATATGTCTTTCCAGTTTTTTTACTTTTTATTATTTCTACTGTCTGACATTCTATTTTAGGTAAATTATCCATTTTCTCCTACCCTACTTAGCAAAGCATAAGAGATTTGTCCAGAGATAGCGTTTGCTGTATCTGCTTGAAATGAAAGGCTATCCCCTTCTTCTAAAATAAGAGCGTTATTAACTGCGTCGTCTGTTGAATTAGCGGATATTTTTGTATTAAAAAATTTATAGCTCGTTGTTTCAGAAATATCTGTAAAACTAAAATTTACTAAAACTTCAGAAACTGTATCATTTACAACTTTTATTTCTTTAATAATTGCAACGGTAGAAGCGCTATTAGTTAATACCGTTGTTAAATTAGATGTGCTTAAATCGTATCCTTTTATTTTATAAAATATTGCCATTATGTTAATACGCTTACTGAAGCTAAAGATGCAGTTAAAGATTTACCTGTTACTATTGCTCCACTTGAAAAAATATTTGTTTTAACTTTACGTCCGGTTCCAATTAAAAACCAACTAAAAGTTTCCATTTCATCTTTCAAATCTTTTTGAAAAGAAAAGTTTAATTGATCTTTCATTGTAGTTAAAGATTCTAATATTTGTCTTTGATTTGAAGGATCATATTGACTTTTAGGTTCTGGTATATATGCTGTTATTTTTGCCATTATCTTCTTCCTCCTGCTTCAATATCTAATCTTAAAGTTCCATATCTCCAAGTTTCATCTATTGCATCATTTTCAATTTTTAAACTTACTTGTCTTCCTCTAACTCGAGTATCTACTTTATCAGTAGATGATGTAATAGTAAAGGGCCCTGTAATTGTAGGAGGTATACTAGAAGGAGTTGAGTCAGTATTCGCTGGATAATCTCTAAAAAACAAAGTTATTTTTGCATTACCTTCTAAGTTTTTAAAATCTGGTATAAATCTTTTAACACGCATAATTAATTGACCATCTCCACCTAAACCTTGTTCCGATATATCATAATCTCCAGATTTAATAAAAGAAGTTAATGCGGTTTTATTACCATTTGCATCTACTTCATTTGTTCCACTTTCATGTTCCCAATATTTGGTAGAACCAAATAAGTTTGTAACTCCATTTATAGTTGGAAAAGTAGGAGTACCTGTAGGATTAAATTGAGTTGCGTAAGGTAAAGAAAAAGTTCCAGAACTATTGTATGTTGTTCTAGCTAAAGATCCAACTACCCATGTATTCTCAACATAATTATAAATAACGTTTCTATCTACTTGATTTGAAGGTTTGAAGGGGTAGGATTATTTTTTGGATAAAACCAACCTACTTCATTAAATAAAGAATTATGGTATCCAAATACAATTTGATTTGCACCGTAATTAATTCCTAAGGCATCTTCAGTATTACTAAATACAAAATCTTCAACAAGAGAAGGTATTTGTTTAACGGTACCATCATAAACAAAAAAACCTCCGCCAAAACCCATCCAGAATACTGCACCTTGTGCGTAAATTATTGCATGTTGACCAATACATCCACAATTTGTTCCTACTTGTCTAACTGAAAATGTAAAAGGAGGACCTACAAATTGAACAACGTATGCAGCTTGATCCGTTAATACAAGAATATAATCTTTACCTTGTACAGCTCCTATAATCTCGTTACCCGTATCTAGTCTAAAAGTTCCTGCAGTATTTGTAACCGTTGGATTCCAAGTATTAATATCTTCTTGATTTGAAAATCTTATAAACATTGGATCTTGAGTAGATGGTGTTCCAATTGAGTAGATGGTGTTCCAATTGTAGTTTCAGTTCCCATTGCAAATAAATGTCTATCTCTATCTGATACAATTGTCATAATAGAAGCTGTTGGAGCATTTGCAACAACTGTAGCTCTTGTTGTAAGAGCAGATACTGCAGAAGGATCCCAAGTAAAAGTTTTACCATTTTTAATTGTAGCAACAAGTATTTGACCAAAATTATGAAGTGACCATGATCCAGGAGCAAGTGTAGTAGAAGCAGTGTTTGATTGTAATCCCCAATTAATCCAACTTGAAGCATTAAGTACAAGTGCATTATCTAAATGTGATGCTGCTGTTGTACCTTTTACACCTCTTCCACAACCGGTAAAAGTGGTTCCAGTTAAACCTGCATAAGTAATTAATTCAGAATCAATACTTATTGTTCCAGTAGCGGGAAAACCTGTTGTTGAATCTACTGTAATAGTTGCAGTAGAATTATTAATTGCTCCATTTAATTGATTTGAAGTAGAACCTGGAATTGATCCACCCCAATAACCTGTTCCCCATCCAAAAGCAGAACTTTGTACAGTAGGTCCGACTGTAATATAAGGATTAGTTGTAATTGTTCCACCTGCTGTAACTCCTGTTCCTGTTTCATTACTTGGCATTTTAATTCTAAAAGAATTAACGTTTACGATTGATTGAATCTCAAAAATGTTATCTGTAAAATTTGCTGAAGTATAACTTGTAGTAGGAGCTCCTGGAGTTGTTACAGAAGAAAATTTGATATATTCTCCAGTTTCTAATCCATGATTTGATTTATTAATAGTAACAGTTGATGATCCAGTTGTAGATGTATAAGTACAAGAAGTTAATGCTGTATCAAGAGGAGTAATATCAAAAAATTCTCCTTCGTAATAAATAATTAATAATTTAGATGTTCCAATTGCTCCATATCTTTTACCATCTAATGCAGTCCAAGTAAGCTGATCTCTTGCAGGGCCAGATAATGTATTATCTACTAGTTCTACAAAACCACCTATTTTTTGAGGTTCTCCGTATCTAAATCTAACATTATCTCCATCAATCCATTGACCTTCTGCACCGGTTGCTGTTTGAGATTTATTAAATCCAGGTTTAAATTGTATTTTCTGTAATGGCATAA